CTTGGGGGGTACCGGGGGGGGGTAGGTGGGGCTCGGCTCACTGATTCAGAACACATTTGCCCCACCGAGGGGGCTCCTGGGAAAAAATCCGGCGGGCGTTGTTGCCGGGGGGAGTTTCTGTGGCCGGAACGGACGGTCCTCCCGATCTCACGACTCAACGGACGCACAGAATGGCTGGGGTGCCTTGGGGGAGCGGTTATCCGAGCTTGGCTCCGTCTGGACGGGATTTGAGAGCTTCCAGGTGTTGTCCGGGTGGCATGAAGGTGATTTTACCCTTGAAGGACTTGTCTGCGATGCCGGTGCTGCCGGTCAGGTTGGTGAAGGGGGTGTGTGTCGGGGCTGCTTGGTACTCGTCGAGCCGCTCATGTTTGCCGGTGTACCCGAGGTCGGGGTGGGGGAACAGTTGATTCATCCGTGCGTGCTGTCCGACGATGCGTGTGCGGAAGGTTGACGGGGGGCCGGGGGTGGGATTAGTGTGTCTCATATATTGGTTGGGAAACCAGAACCTAGCGGTTCGGCGGGAGCCGGTCAAGTACCGGCTCTCAGCTTTTCCAACCGGACAACCTACTAACAGATTTCGTGGGCTTTGCCCCGACCTTACCTGTGGCTACCGAGGGCTTCGGTGGCTTCTAAGATTTTGATGTGCCCAGGACGCAGGTGGCCTCGTAACAGTGTCCAGGTTTGCTTGAGAAAACTCATGCATGACCTCCTTTCCAGAGACCGGCCCCTTCGGGGGTCGGTTTTTGTTATGCTCCTCCACCAGCCAAAGGAGGAGACGCATGACTCTCAGCAAGGTAGCCCAACAGCGTTACGACCAGTTGCGATCCCAATACAACTACGGGGTGGACGAGGCGGAAGAGGAAGCCAACCGCTACGCCAAGTTGGTGGCCGACGCCAAGCCGAAGAAGAAACGGAAGTCGGTCGAGAAGAAGGTCTCTGATCGCTAAGCACGCCTACCCCAAGAAAGCGTCTTCCACGGGTCGGAAACGATCTTCGGCGGGACGGAAACGTGCTTCGGCCCGTGGAGGTAACCGCTCCACCAAGACCACTCGCAAACGGCGCTCCAGCTACTAGATGACGACAACGGCAAAGCCCACTGAGAGAGGGCTGCTTCGCAAACAGCGGATAGACGAAGACCCGCCCAAGTGTGGGTACTGTGGTCGTGTCATCCCCCGTCCTCGCCGTTACACACCCGGTGTCAAATACTGCACTGACGGCCATTCGAGCAAGGTTGCTCTCGCCAACCACAAGCAGAAGAAGGACAAGAAGAAGGCCAAAGAGGCAGCCGACAAGTTCGACGAGTCAACAGTCCGCAGAGGCCCGGTTCTCGACCGTGTTCGCTCTGCGCTCACCAAACCTCAGTTCGACGCCTGGATCAACACCGAACTGTCCAACCGGAAGGTCGCTGAGATCAAAGGGGTCGAAGCGTCATTCCAGGCTGTGGGACTGGCCCGCAAGGCCGCCTGGAACGACCAGATCGACGCCAAGGCCGCCAAGGTGTTTTCCGTCTCCAGCAAGCACAGGAAGCTGCTCGGGCCGTCAGATCAGACGATGCGGGATCTACTGGTCAAGGAGCCCGAGGTTTTCGACCAGACGCTGATCCTGCTCGTTGACGCCTTCGTCGAGTGGCGTGACGAGTTCTTCCAGCAGCAGCTCGGACAGAGCTACATCACGAAGGAAGTACACAAGCGGTGGATTCGAGCGGTGCTCAATTCGATATACACCGGGGGTCGCCTCCTCATTCTCAGTCCACCACGTCATGGCAAGACGGACCTTCTCATTCACTTCTCCGTTTGGCTCATCTGCCGTAATCCAGACATCAGGATTCTTTGGGTAGGACCAAACAGCGACATTGCCGAGTTGGCGCTTGGTCAGGTTCGGAATGTCTTGGAGACGCATCAGGATCTGAGCGAAGCCTACCTGCCCCTCGGTGACACCTGGGCTCCAGTGAAAGGCGGTTCCAGCCCGACCATCTGGCAGTCCACCCGCTTCACCGTCGCCAATCGGAGTTTCCACCAGAAGCAGCCCACCATGTGGTGTGCCGGGGTGGCAGCCAAGATCCTGTCCATCGACGCCGACTTCATAGTGGTGGACGACCCGGCAGACCCCGACGCCTCCTACACGGTCGGAGGCCGGGCCAAAATCGAAAACTGGTTCAAGACGAAACTGATCTCACGGAAGATGGACCGCACCGGCCTGACGATGATCAGTTCACGGGTCCACCCCGAAGACCTCTACTCCCTGTTCCTCGAAAACCACAACTGGGATGTGCTCATCGACCGGGCTCACAACCAGGCCATCTGCGGCCTGTCCCTGTGGGAGAAGCACACCGACGACCAGGCGTGCATCCTGTTCCCCGAGATCAACCCGCTCCGCTACCTGCGGGAGCAGGCCGAGGATGTTGGTGAGTCGCTGTTCGAGATGATGTACCTCAACCAGCCTCGACCCGACACCGCCCTCATCTTCGACCCCGACATCATTCGGGACAAGTGTCTGGACTTCTCCCGTGATCTCGGCACTCACGAGATCCCAGGTTCCTATCGCCTGGTCGCCGGTCTTGACCCAGCGGCGAGAGGGGTCCAGGCAGCATTCCTGTGGGCGGTCAAACTGCCCATCATCACAGGCAACGCAGCAGCCGACGTGGCCAGTGCGAGAGACGGGTCGGCGGGGAGCGAGACCTACCACATGGTGGATCTGGAGACACAGAAGGCCGGGGGGATGGAAGGTGCCCTGCGGGTGATGGGCGACTGGCATGAGAAGTATGGGGTGACCCTGTGGGTGGTCGAAGACAACTCGTACCACCAGGGCGTCAACGCCTTCGGCGATCCTCGTCTGAAAGAGCTGGTCGCAGACCTCGGGCTGGACATCCGACCCACCCACACAGGGAAGAACAAGAACGACCCGCACTTCGGCGTGGCCGGGATGGCGTCCCTCTTCCACGAAGGCAAGATCACCCTCCCCTACCACTCGATGGAAGCCAGACGCAAGACCGACGCCTACATCCGGCAACTGGTCAACTTCACCGACGACGCCACGATCCAACGTCGGACCACCTCAGACATTCTGATGGCCGCATGGTTCCCACACTCCACCGTCATCAAAAAGTGGAGGCGTGAAGAACGTCAAGGGAGGGTCAGCCAGGTCTCCGATGTTTCGTTCCCTGGTTACTCTCAGCTCGACAGAAATGTCTTGCCCTGGAACCCGACCGGCTATCCAGGGGTTTGATCCAATAGGATGAGAGCGATGCGAACAGAGTTCGACGGCCAGATCAGACACCGCCCTCCAGACAGAGAGAGGCTGTGGTTGGACGAATGGTGGGGGCCGGGAGGTCATCTGGTGGTGCGAGCTTTGTCTGTTCCGTCAGCCGATTGTGAGGAAGTGTTGACCACACCAGACGGCGAAACGATCACCAACATCGTGGTCAAAGAAGGCGGCGACTACGAGCTGCTCCCTCAGTTGTTCGGCCCGAAGCTGTGGGAGAAGCGCCATGCCGCTTAGGAGCAAGGAGTACATTCTCGAACGTCTCGACGCTCTCCGAAATCAGAATGCGGGTTACAGCGGAGACCGCAATCGCATCCGTCAGATAATGAACGGCGGTGCCTCCGGCATCGAAGCGATAATGGCTTGGGACCAGGGGAAGGGTTCCTCGGGGAAGATGAACTCCCAATCTATTGGCACCGATCTGCCCGCCGTCAACATGATGGCATCGGGGGTGGAACGGCTTGCTCAGAAGGTTGGGGTTCCTCCCACCTTGAAGATGCCCTACGGGAAACGGGACAGTCAGACCGCCCGTGACGCCGGGGAACTCAGGGAGCGCATCGTCGAAGGCTGGGACGACCTCTCCCGCACCAAGATGATGTACCCCCAATGGGGAAGGTGGCTGCCTGGTTACGCCTACACCGCCCATGTGATCCGCCCGAAGCGTGACCCGGTGACCGGCCAGCTTTGGCCTCACCTGGAACTTCGTGACCCCTACGACACCTGGCCTGGCTACTTCGGTGTCACCCAACAGCCCGCAGAGGTCGCCTTCCGGCGGAGTGTGCCGGTGGCAGCTCTCGCCCACACCTACCCGGACCACAACTGGACACAGCTGGTTTCAGGTCGCACCAAAGCCCCGAAAGCGGGCGGTACGTCTGACGCCGGAGCGTCCACCCAATTCACCACCTGGGAGGGCCAGTCGGGAGGAGTCCAGATATTGGAGTTCTACGACGAGACCGGCAACTACGTCTGCGCTCCCGAGTTCGAGATCATCCTCGACGCTCATCCCAACATCCTCGACACCGGACCCATGTTCCATGTCTCAAAGCGGTTCAGCTTCGACCGTCTGGTCAGCCAGTACCACCACATCATCGGGCTGGTCTCGATGATGGCCA